AATATAAAAATAGGTCGATTGGATCGCCGGATCACTTTTAGACAGTCAACCGACACGCAAACCGATAGCGGCGCAACGGTCGAAAGTTTCGCAGATGTGGCCACGGTTTGGGCTAATGTTAGCACCTCCGGCGCGGGAGGGAATGAGCGGTTTGTCATGGAAAAGGAAACGGCTTTTAATCAAAAGTATTTTACAATTAGATACCGCACCGACCTTAACGAAAAAATGATTTTATTATATGAAAATATAATATATGATATAAAGTCGATCAATGAACTAGAGGACACCCGAAAAAGATTTTTAAAAATTAAAGCCGAAAAACGCACGTAATAAAATGGCTAAAACATTGGAGCAAGAAGTCAAAGAGGCGATTAAAAAATTGCAAAAGCTACCAAAAGAATTTTCCAAAAAGAATAAAAGGAAAGTTTTACGGAAAGCGGCAAAGCCTTTGATTGATGCCGCGCGAAATAATATTGGAGACTCAGACGAACCACATTACCGATATAAAACATCGAAAGCCAGTAACAAATTAAGAGCGCCAAAAGGAAAAGGAAACGTAATAGCAGTTTATCACCCTGGCAACTTACGAAAAAGTATAAAAGCCTTAACCTTTAGGAAATCGTCGGATATATTCGTCGGCCCACGTGTGGCCAAAAGAGGCGGCGGCGGACATTACGGCAAGGGTTCACGAGTTGACGGTTATTACGCGGCGATGGTAGAATATGGAACAAAACACCACGCCGGCCAAGCATATATGAGGCGAGCAGTTCCGGCGGCAACCCAAGCAGTACAAAAGAAAATTATAACAGGATCAAAAATATTGATTGAGAATTTTATCAATAAAAACAAAATATGAACATAGGCGCGGCCATTTTTAAAATCTTGGGAGACGATACCACCTTAGTAACCGATTTGGGCGGTACTAAAAAGATATTTCCCGTTAGAGCTCCGCAAAGATCGGCCTTTCCTTATATCGTTTATAATAAAGTTTCGACGGTGGCGAATGATACCAAAGACGGCGTTTCGACGCTTGACGTCGTAAGGATGCAACTAGATTTTTATCATACTAGATTTGATGATAATTACACTTTGGAAGAAAGGGTAAGAACTTTATTAGATAAATATCGCGGAACCATTGCGGGGGTAAATATTGATAGTATTTCCTATTTGTCAGAAAATGAAACATGGGAGGACGACGACGACATTTACAGGATCTCAGTTGATTATAGTTTTAGAATACAAAGAACGGGAACAATAGCGGGCGGAAGTGGAACCATACTATTACAAGGATGGACAACGCAAAAATTTACGAATACAACAGGAACAACGATCACGGTTACAACTGATAATTTACCAAGCTCCAATTTTGATTTGAACCTGGAAGTATATCGAGACGGGATTCTATTAATTGAGTCGGTTAATTTTACGGTTTCCGGTAATGTGATAACGCCGACTATTCCCTTTGTGAACGAAAACATATTAGTAAAATTCAAACCTTAGATTATGTTTGTAGAATATATAAAAGACTCAGAAAATCAAGGCGGTTATCCTATCAAAAAAGGAACCCGCACACATCTACTAAATGAAACGGCCAACCAATTAATTAAGGACGGGATCGTCCAAAAAATCGAAGATCCGGAAAATTACGCCGCTTTTCCCGTGGAAACTAACCTCGAGAATAGCACAGAAGAAAACGAAACGGATATTACACCGAATAAGCCAAGCAGAAAGCCAAAAAAACGCCCTAAAAAGCGATAATAAATATTTTTTAAACCTTGCCTATGATTAGGCGCAAATGAAAACACAATGCCAACAACTGGAATCATTAATGGAAAGTTGATCCGGCTATATGATGGATCGAATGTCATAGGCCAATCAACGGAATGTACTTTAGACATTTCAACTCAAATGCGATCAATCAGCCATAAAGATAGTGGCGGATTTCAAGAAAATTTACCGGGCGAAATTTCCGGAACACTTACGGTAAATAATTTCCTTTCCTGGGATGCTACCCACGGTTATAAGGAATTAGTCGCCAAGCAATTAGCGGGAACGGCGATCACCTGGAAAATGTCCACGGAAGTAACCGGCGACTTTTTTCTAAGTGGTACGGCTTATATTAATCAGTCGGGAATTTCAGCACCCAACGAAGAAAACTCAACGGCTAATATATCAATGACCGTAACTGGGACTATCTCAACGGGAACCGTAGCATAAAAAAATCCTTTTGGTTTTTTGAGCAACAAAGGCGACCACCTCCGGCCAATGTCGGAGGCGGTCAATTTTCCAAAATAAATTAATAAGTAAATAAAATGTCAAAAAATTTAAGTACGCTATTAGTAGAGGGTAAAAAAATACCGGTTTCTTTTTCTTATTCATCATTGGCAGAATTAGAGGAACATTTCGACCAACCGGCGACCAACTTGATCAACCATGTGGCGGGATCTTTCCGCGCTCAGTTAGATTTTATGTTTATCGCTTTTGAACATGGAATAAGAATCAGTAAAAGCAAAATAGAAGTAAATAAAGACGAGTTGGGCGATATGATAACGCCTAAACACTTTGAGCAAGTTTGCGAGATTTTTATCAATCACTTTCCACAATTGCCAGGTGATGAAACCGAAACGGAACCAAATAAAAAAAAATAGATTGGGACGAATTGCACCAATTAGCTTTTGGAAAATTGGGAATGAAGGATCAAGAATTTTGGAACGCTTCGCCGCGTGATTTGTACAACCGACAAAAAGGATATAATTCGAAAGTCGAAGAAATGCAGCGCAACAATTGGGAGCGCACCAGGTGGCAAACTTTATTTTTACTCAATATCCAATTACCAAAAGGAAAGGATTTAAAACTCCAAGATTTAGCGGTTTTTCCTTGGGAGAAAAAAGAAGAAACCCACGGCCGCCAAAAAATGGACGACGAAAGCATTAATAAAATTATTGCCTTAATGGATAATCCTAAAGCAGTACTAACACCAATAAACTAAATGTAATTCATGGCTTCAATAGCTGAAATTAATGTAAGGATAGGCGCAAGAATTGACCAAATGGTCAAGGGCTTAAATAAAGCCGAAAGACGTTTGCAAAGATCATCAAGAAAATTACAACAGCTTGGTAGTCAAATGACGACGGCGATTTCCTTGCCTATTTTGGGAATTGGAGCGGCGGCGATTAAGTCGGCCGGCGATATGGAGCAACTGGAAAACGGTTTAACTTCGATCATGGGCGACGCTCAGGCAGCGGCAAAAGAATTGGAGCTATTAAAAGAGGCGGCACAAAATCCCGGTTTAGGATTCACGCAAGCGGTTAAGGGGTCGGTACGGTTGCAAAGTGTTGGATTAGGTGCGGAGACAGCAAGAAAAGCCCTTTTAAATTTTGGAAATGCTATCGCCTTGGCGGGTGGTAGTGCTACCGATTTGGACGGCGTTTCGTTGGCATTGACGCAAATTATATCAAAGGGTAAAATCTCAGCGGAAGAAATCAACCAATTAGCGGAAAGAGTGCCACAGGTAAGGAAAGCGATAAAAGACGGTTTCGGGACGTCCGACTCCGAAGAGCTGCAAAAGTTGGGAATTAGTGCGGAGGAATTTGTCGAAAAGGTAATCGACGAAATGGGAAAATTACCGCAAGCCACGGGCGGAATAAAAAACGCCATTACCAACGCCGGGATAGCTATCCAAGTATTTTTATCTGATTTGGGAAAAGACATCGACAAAACTTTTGACGTACAAGGAATGGTGAAAAACTTTTCCGAGTCCTTACAAAATTTATCTAATCGTTTTAAAAATTTAGATGCTAGTACTAAAAAAACGGTTTTACAGTTTGCGGCTTTAGTGGTGGCAGTTGGCCCCGCGATTAAGGTTTTTGCCACTTTAAAAAATGTTTATGCCGGTGTAATAAGTGCAAGTAGTACCCTTTTAGTAGCCTTAAAAAACACCTCCGGTGCGGTATTGTCGGCGGTAGCTAGTTTCCAAAAATTAAATACCGTGATGAAATTATCCGTAATTGGGGCGGTAGTAACAGCGGCAACGGCGGCGGTAATGATTTTCCAAAAATGGAATAATACTTTAAGTGATACCGAAAAAATAAAAAGGACAATAACAGATATTAATACGAAAGCGGCTCAAAGTATTGTAACAGAAAA